GCGAGATCAAGCGGGCGTCGCGCCTCGCCGGTAAACTCGTCATCAATCGAGGTCGGAATGGTGATGGTGTAGCCTGCGGAATAAACCCGTTCCTGTTCCTTGGCCTCGTAAGCGGCGGTCGCCAGGTAGTCTTCCACCCGGCCAAACACGCCCTTGTCCACGGCTTCGCGGTACATGGCCTGAAGCACCACAAGGCCGCGCGATGCTTCCGTTGCCCCAAGCGTGTCGCCAAGCGTGCGTGCGCCCAACTCCAGAGCCGCGCCTTCGATGATTTCAAGACAGGTCGCCATGCTCGCCTCCAAAAAGGCGGGGCCGCCCGGTCAAGAGCGGCCCCAAGTCAGGGAGGATCGGGCTAGTTGAAGACGTAGAAGACCACGACGGTCAGGGTGCCCGTTCCACCGGCGTTGGCCGGGGTGTTGAAGACGATCTGAATCGTGGTTTCAGCGTCGAAGGACACAGGCCCGCCCGAAAGGGTGCCATGCAGCGGCAGCAGGATGCCGCCTTCCGGGAGGTAATTGGTGACTGCGGTGCCGTTCAGGGCGCCGAAGTTACCGAACCCGTCCGGGTCAGCCGTGGCGCCGACGCCGGTTCCGGCGTTGGCCGCCCAACCGATGTCGAAGTCAAGCACACCCGTACCAGTGTCAATGTCAGGGGCGCGCACCCAACCGCCAAGGACGGTAGCGCCCGCCGGGATGCGGCAGGCTTGCAGAATATCCGCAGCGGTCGGGTTGGCCGCCAGCGTGTAGGTGCCATAGGCGACGTTCAGAACGCCCGCACCGGCATAGCCGCCGATGGGGAAGGTGGAAGCGGCGCGTGCCGCCGTAAGGGTAGCCATGGTGGAAAGTCCTTGTATTTAGCCGCCGTACTATGCAACACTCGGTTGGTTACAGCGGGAGATGTTGATGGAAGACTGGAAACCTACCGTGGAACACCCCGACGATTATGAGGTGAGCAGCCTTGGTCGTCTTCGCCGTATCTCTGGCGGTCGCGGTGCGAAGATCGGGCGCATAAGAAAGCCGCGCCTACTCAACGGATATCCTGCCTATTGGCTGATGCTTGGGGGCAAGGTTCACGTTCGATACGCTCACCGTCTAGTCGCTGACGCGTTCCTCGGCCCGATAGGTCAAGGATTACAGGTCAATCACATCGACGGGGACCGTTCGAACTGCGACGTTCGAAATCTGGAGATTGTGACAAACAGCGAGAACCGCAGTCACGCCTATCGAGTGCTTGGCGTTGCGCCCAACCGTGGAAAGCTTGGCGAGGCGCACCACAACTCAAGAGTAACGTGGAAGCAGGTCTGCGAAATCCGCGAGGCCCACAGCAGCGGCGTCGGCCCGTTAGAGCTTAGCCGCCGCTATGGGATTTCACGGCAAGGTGTTCACCGCATCGTTACGGGGAAAGTCCGTAAGGACTCCTAGCTATCTGCCGCAGCGCAGAAGAAGCCAGTCACGACCCCATGTTGCTTACCATTGAAGGCCAGCTTCTTGACCTTCAGCAGTTCTTCCACGGCGACGCCCGGACGGAAGGAGTAGTCCTTCACCAGATCGGTACGCATGGTCGGCTCTTGGCCCCACGCGATGCCCACGGCCTGTTGACCGCAGAGGAACACCGGGCGCACGTCCGCAGACGAGTTGCCGATGCTGTTCATCGTGTAGGCAGCGCCCCCGTTGGCGGCGATGGCGTCGATCTCCGGGACTTCGCGGTGGATCACGCCGTCATAAATCAGGTCGCCGTCTTGGAAGAGCGGGTTCGACCCAACGTCGCGGGCGCGGGCTTCACGGTTGGCCGCCGTCATGACGGTGTCGGCCTTCAGGTCGCGGAAGGTGCGACCGCCGTGGAACGCGACGTAGTACTCGCGACCATCTTCCGTGTTGAACGGACGGATATGCGGGTCCGCAAGCTTGGCGATGCGCTTCATCAGCGACATGGCCGCCACGGTGCACTTGTCGTCCGTGGTGTCGAGGTTGCCGACAGCGGTCGCCCAGGTGGCCGAGTAGTTGGACACCAGCTTGCCGAACAGCAGACGGTCAGAGTTGGCCGCGTTGTAGGCGTTGCGGTTGGCAACCGTGGTGTCGGCCATGTTGACGGTCGTGTCACCGGTCGTCACCACGGACAGCATCGCCTTGATGATGTCGTCGCGAAGCTGCTCGGCTTCCCACTGCTTCAGCATGGTCTTGGCCGCGCCGAACAGGTCGATTTCCGTCTTGTAGGAGGTCGACTTGGGAACGCGGACACCGTTCCGGCGCCAATCGACGGAGAGCGAGCAATTGTAGTTGCCAAGCTCCTCTTCGTTGCCATCCAGCACGGTCGAGCCGGTCACGCCCGCCGAACTCAGGCGGGTGATCAGCGGAATGTTGATGGTCTTGCCGGCTTCTTCCTGAAGCTCGTACTTGGCGATGATGATCGAGCCATCGCCACGGCCCATGTAGGGCTTGAAGCCCGAGGCGCGGACGTACTCGGCGAAATAGCTCTTGAGCCAAACGGACTTCTCAAGAGACGAATTGAGGGCGACTTCAGCCATTGGTTAGGTTCCAAAAACGGAGGCGAACGCATCCCCAGGCCCGACCGACGTGATGCCGGGTTTGCCGCCGCCCGCATTGGGTGCGGAGGCGAGGGAACGGGGGGGCGTTGGCGGTTGTGGGGGAGCCGCAACCGACATCGGCGCGGACGACGTGGGCATCGGGGCATTGCCCGACTGCCAAGCGCGGAACTGTTCAAGCAGCCTCGGGTCAGACAGGAGCGACAACGCTTGATCGCGCTGGTACTCCTCGATGGCGAAGCCGTAGGGGTCGCGTGTGGACAGCGCACGCTGGCGGAAGGCCGGGTCCGCGTCGAACCGTCCCGCAGCCCATTCCTGAGCCTTGGAAACCGTCTCCGGGTCGTACTTCACTTCAGCCAGTTGGCGGGACCACTCGGCCCGCTCTAACGCCTGCTGGTTTTCCTGATGCGCCTGGTACGCCTCGAAATCCTCGTAAGGGTCCGGGGCAGGCTGTGGCGGTTGCTGCGGCTGACGCTTCAGCGCGTTCAGCTCTTCCCGCATGGCCTGCACAACGCCGATCGGGACGAACCCGTCAGGCGGCGTGTGGGGTGCGGGCGCTTGGGGCTGGGGAGCCGCTTCCGGCGGGGTTGCCGGGGCTTGCGGTTCGGCTGCAACGGCAGGAGCCGCCTCAACCGGAGCCTTGGGCGCGAACTTGCCATCGGGACCACGCGGAGGGCCGTCCGTGGACGGTTGCGGGGCCTCTACGGCGACAGGCTCGGAAGCCTGTTCAGGCGCAGCAGTTTGCTCGGGCGTAGGCCCGTCAAGAAAGTCCAGATTGTCCATGTTCACCCTCGCCCTTACGGAGGCGGCCCGGATCGCCCGTTCAGCGGCGGCCTGTCGTCCGGATCACGCCCCGGCGAATGGCGATGCGCCCGAAACTTCCCCCGGCGGCGGGGCGGCATTGACCTGATGCGCGAGCTTGTAAGCTTCGATCTCAGGCTTCATGCCCTCGGATTGCGCCTTGGCGAGATTGAGCGCCGTGGAGCTTTCCGTGTTCTCGATTTCCGAGATGGCGCCACGAATGGCGATCTTCGACTTCATCTCGGCTTGTGGGTCGGGCTGTTCGGCCATCGTCTTCATTTCCTCCAGAAGCCTTTGCTTCTCGGGGAGGGACGACGCTTTCAGCAGGATTTGCGGCGGGATTTGCACCCCGGACTTGGCAAGCTCAACGAGGGCCATGAACTGCTCTTGCTGGACGTTCGCCGTGTCGGGCGTCGTCTCCAGCGTGATATCAACGTCCATCTCGGCAACGCTGTTCTCGTAGCCCAGCACCATAGAGCCATCGGGGAAGACGAACGCAGGCTTGTTGTCCTGCATCATCTGCGGCGGCTTGCCATCGGGGCCGGGCTGCGCGTTCGGATCGGCCATCGGCTGACCCTGCATCGGCTGGCCGTCCGGTCCCGGCCTGCTCGGCGGCTGGTTGATGCCGATAAACTCCGGCGCACCCTCGTCATCCGTGACGCGGATAAACATCGGAGCCGTCCAGAACTGCCGCGCACACTCCCACATGGCGCGATAGACCCGCAGCATCCAGTCATCGAACACGCCCATCGACGGGGCAAGCTCGGTCATCCCGGCCTGCTGACGGACAAGGTTCGCCCTGCCCGATTGCCCCTCGCCCTGCCGACCGAGGATGGCGGGGTTCGGCCCCATGCGCTCGATCTCGGCCTTGGCCTCGGTCAGCAAGTTGGCCTGACCCGACGCAACGTCCGCCGTGCTGACCTTCTGCCAGCCGAACGGGATCACACCATCCGGCCTAGCCGCTTCCTTCCGGGCCGTATCAGCATCCACGTCCTGCGCTGACGGGTCCACGGCCTGAATCTGCGACACCGAGATCATGTGCAGCAGCTTGGAGCGGCGCTTGTTGATCTCGTCCTGCGGCCCGCGCATGTCACGGACCTTGCCGTAACGGGCGTTGTCGCGGTCCACGTAGCAGCTCACCGCCTCAATCGGACACTTGGGCTGCTTGTACATATCCAGATACGGGCTGACGCTCGCCTCAAGCACCCCGCCCGAGTGGAACACGCAACGCTGCCAGACCTTGCCTTCAAGGTGGTACAACTCAACCACCATCACCCGACGACGCTTGCCGTCGACCCATTCGACGTTCGCCTGCGCGCCCTCCAGCGGCTTGTCCTGAAACGACTGGTCGCCCATCGCAGCGCCAGCCAGAGCCAGCGTCACGCCGTCCTTGGCGTCCGGGTACTCGGCAATCACATCATCCGCCCAGCGCCACTTCGCAATGCCCATGTAGCGGGCGTCCTTGAAGTCCTTGCGGCGTGAACGCGGGTCGTAGAAGAACTCCTCAAACCGGACCTGCGCGGGCATGATGTCCCGGCGCTCGTCAACCTCAACGATAACCGCGCACGTGCCTTCGACGTAGAACTGCTCAGCGCAGTCCATCTTGGTGCGGTCGAGCCGGCTCTTGTCCTCGGCATAGCGCAGCGTCTTGGTGACGACTTCGGCGGCCTGCTCATCGCCCGGATTGCGCGGCCAGGCCTTCGGGTCCGATTGGCCCTGGTCAATGACGCCAATCACGCCCTCAACGGCGGGACGGATGCGGTTGAACACGTTGTCGGGCTGCTTGCGCTTGGCTAGCTCGTTACGCTCCTCGGCGGTCCATTGCTTGCCGTCGAA